AAGAAGATACAGCCGCTGATAACGATTAACGGTAAGCCATACTTACATTTAGACTTATTAGATGATAACACCGCAAACGAAATCCATGATGAAGTTGTTTGGGGTATGGCGCAAACTGATAATACTATCTTTAGCGTTGGTGATGACTATAGTCGTGGTGATGCTTATACCAAATATTTTGATTCAGATTATAAAGATGTAAAATATGCAAGACAAGAATTAAGCACAGCTGAAGAAGAAAGGATAAAGAACCTACAAGTAGATGAATATAAGAAACAGAAAATTTTGGAAAGGTATCTTAAATTTTCGAAAGGTGCTTATTACCCATGGAGAGATGTATATCCAATTATGTACTCTCAATGGAATGAGCAAGAACATACAGCCGGTAAATACATTCCTGCAGAAGCAAAGAAGTTATTTCCTGGTACAATTAAATGGATATGGTCAAAGCTACCATTCAAGCAGATTGGTAGAGTGAATATTTTTGGTGTGGATAGTAGTCAACATATAACTGTACATAGAGACAATAATCCATACGTTATGGGTGTAGACCATCACTCAATTATGTTATGTCCTGCAAAAAACAAAAGGAGTTTTATATATGACCAGGAGAAAGATGTTAAACATTATGTGGATAGCAATTGTTATGTGTTTCACGACCTTAACTTCCACGGTGTTGATGCAAACCCTGAATGGACCTATTCAATACGGGTCGATGGATTATTTACAGATGAATTTACAAAGCAAATAGAATACAGGAGGCCATGGAATGTCAAAAGCAAATCCTAAAAATTTTAAACCATTCATAGACCCAGAAGGTGGTGAATGGATACAAGTCACAGGCAAAGGACACAAATATGAAGGTGTTATTTGGAGACCTGTAGACATGAAACTAGATGAAGATAAGTTTAATTTTATGGTAGAGTTTCTTACTATAGAAGATGCTGAAAAATATGCTAGAGAAGATAATTTCCAAAAAATGGCATCAGATATTATTGCTGATATATTAAATGTTAAAAAGAATGAAAGTCCGAGTATAATCAAACCATGAGTGTTGATTCAACAGAACTAAGAAAAGGTATCTTATACAATATGATGGTCAATGAAGACTATTGTAGAAAAGTTGCACCATTCTTACATGATGAGTATTTTACAGAAAAGCATGAGAAAGTTATTCTCGAAGAAATTGTAAGATACTTCAATAAGAATAATGCATTACCAAGTTCTGCTGCACTTAAGATTGAAGTTGAATCAAGAACAGATTTAACTGAACCGATTTATAACTCTATACAAGATTTCTTATCTAAAGATATTGAACCAATAAACAAAACTGAATGGCTTGTAAGTAAAACAGAATCATGGTGCCAAGAGCGTGCCATTGTTAATGCAGTATATAAAGCAGTTAATGTTATTGGTGGTGATGACAAAAATACACCAATGACTGCATTACCTGAATTACTACATGAAGCTATTGGTACATCTTTCGATAAATCTGTAGGTCATGATTATACAGAAGAAGTTGAAGAAAGATGGGATTACTACAATAAGAAAGAAAACAAATTAGAAACTGGTCTTGAACACTTGGATTATATCTTACGTGGTGGTATCCCTGAAAAAACACTTGGTGTTATTATGGCGGGTACTGGTGTAGGTAAATCTTTATTCATGTGTTCTATATCTTCAAGTCTACTTGAACGTGGTAAAAACATTCTTTATATTACTATGGAAATGGCTGAAGAAAAGATTGCACAAAGAATTGACCAGAACTTACTTGACATGAGTCAAGAAGAATTAGATTCTGTAGGTAAAGATAACTTTATTAGAAGATTCCAAACCTTAAGAACAAAAACTCAAGGCAGATTAGTAGTAAAAGAATATCCCACTGGCATGGCTACTGCTGCTCACTTCCGTTCTTTACTTAAAGAACTTGATATGAAGAAAACATTTGTGCCAGATTTGATTTGTGTAGACTATCTTAATATTTGTAATTCTCTAGGCGTAAGTAAGAATGCAAATAGTTATGAAAAGATTAAGGCTATTGCAGAAGAATTACGTGCATTAGCTATGGAATATAATGTACCTGTCTTAACGGCTACACAAACTAACAGACAAGGAATGAATGATGCTGATGTCGGTATGACCGATGTTTCAGAATCATTTGGTCTGCCAATGACCGCAGATTATTTCTTTGCAATGACTACAAACGATCAGCTTCGTAATGATAATATGATTCGTTTTAGTCAACTTAAAAATCGATATGGTGACCCAGCGGACAGAAAAAACTGGCTGCTGGGTGTCGATTATGCTCACATGAAAGTCACAGATATCAAAGACCAACCAACTCATATAGAAGCCCAAAATCATGCAGCAAAAAACCCTGAGACTGCTCAGCCAACTCTTAATATTGATTGGTCCTAAATCTTACTTTAAGAGTATATTAGAAATTATTACCTGTTTATTCATTATTGCTGGTGTAATTAGACACTTCAATTAGTATAATAATAATAGCAAAGGAGATAATATGATTTTATTAGATTTCAGTTCAATAGCCATGTCGGCCATGTTTCCTCGTATCGAGGAGTTTGATGAGGATAGAGACCTTATTAGACATACAATGATTAATATTATACGTAAATATAATGCTGATTATAGAGATGAATATGGTGAACTAATTGTATGTATGGATGCTGCTAATTCATGGCGTAGAGAATACTTTGCACCATATAAAGCCAATCGTAGAAAGAATAGAAACAATAGTATTCACGATTGGGATGGTATCTTTAAGATGATTAATCAGACACGTGATGATATTATACAGTATAGTCCATTTAAATGTATCTGGGTAGATACATGTGAAGCTGATGATTGTATTGGTACTATTGTAGAAAAGACATCTGGTCCTGAAGATTGTGAACCAGAACCTACTCTTATTGTATCTCCCGATGGTGATTTCAAACAATTACAAAAGTATCCTAATGTCAAACAGTGGTCAAACATACAGAAAAAATGGGTTAAATCAGATGACCCTGAAGTAGAACTATTTGAAAAGATATGTAAAGGTGATACTGGTGATGGTGTACCTAATGTATTATCTGAAGATGAAGTACTTATTACTGAAGGTGCCAGACAAACACCTGTCACAAAGAAGCAAATGACTATGCTTAAAGGTGACCCGAATGATTGGACTACACAGGTACAACGTAGATTTATTAGAAACAAGACTCTTATTGACTTGTCACAGACTCCTGATGCTCAAAAAGATGAGATTATGAAGCAATATAATGGTGAATCATTTGGTTCTATACAGACTTGGATGACATATCTAATGAAACACCAAATGAAGCTACATTTAGAATCTTTGACAGATTTTGAAGTTCGCAAATAATAAATATATTGTCGACAATTTAACATTATTTTAAGGAGACTCCAAATGGCATATAAAGGTTATAGAAAACCATTCGTATTTAGAGGCACAGACTCTGAGACATCTCAGCAGTATGTAGGTTCTATTGATACGACTACCACTGGAACTACTGATTCTGACGATAATACATTAGCTACAGTCGGCGGATTTGGAGTCACTCATGCAGTCACTTCAAGAAAAGCATCGCCAAATACTGTAGCAACTGCTGATTCCGATGGCAACAAAGGTACAGTCAAATCATTAGAGATTCTAGAGGCTCTGCCAGGTTGGTACATGAAAGGCGATTCATCAAAAGGTAATACATCTATTGCAGATTCTGATGGTGAAGGCGTATTCGGTACAGACCTAGGTACTTCTACAGATGTTCAGGTTGAAAATGGTATATACACATTATCATTCGCTACTAGAGATTCTGACTGTGGCATAGGAGACTATGTTGTAGCAGTTCAAGGTGGTGGAGTGTATTATGAAGGTTATGTCACTGGTAAAACAGACGGTAATAATGATATTCAGATTCGTCCGGTATCAGGAAACTGGCAAGGTTTTGACGGTACAGCAGCCTGGAAATATACCACTAACAACAAACAGCATAAAGGTCAAGACATTGAATTTGCTGGGACGGTAGTAGATGCACCTGCAGATAAATTTAAAATCTAAAGGTAGATAATATGGCAACAGCGGTTATAACTTGGGGCAGAATGAACCCACCAACCGCGGGCCATGAAAAGCTGGTAAACAAAGTTCGTAAGGCTTCCCGTATACACAAAGGGAAGCCTTTCGTTTATCTAACAAAAACATTCAAGAAACCAAAAGACCCACTTCCATACAGAGATAAACTAAAGCTTGCAAAGAAAGCATTTGGTAATATTGTACAAGACCACAAGAGTAGAACTATATTTGAGTTAATGAAAGAACTCGAGAAGAAGTTCGATGGTATTGTATTAGTAGTAGGTTCTGATAGAGTTGCAGAGTTTGAAACGCTCTTAAACAAATATAATGGAAAAGATTATAACTTTTCTAGTATAACTATAGTATCTGCAGGAGAAAGAGACCCTGACGCAGAAGGTGTTTCTGGAATATCTGCAAGTAAGATGAGACAGTTCGCAAAAGATGATGACTTTGAATCTTTTGAGAATGGTTTACCATCATTAATAAAAAAACCAGATGCTAAAAGGACATTTGATTTAGTAAGAAAAAACATTTAAGGATATATTATGAAATCACAAGATATGCAAGTATACGAGATTCTTGAAGAACTAGATTCTTGTACAACAAAACAAAGAAAAGTAGACCTAATTAGAACTAAGTATTCTAATCATTCACCATTACAATACATTTTAAGATGGAACTTTGATGATTCTATCAAGTCACTCTTGCCAGAAGGTGAACCACCTTTTGATAAAGAAAAGAAAGATGGTGATTCACCACAAGCTTTATGGTCATACTTAAAGATGTTCCCTAACTTTGTAGATTCAGCACAAGGAAGACAGTTGCCTGAACTAAAAAGAGAGAACTTATTTATTGAGATGCTTGATGCTCTAGATTTAGAAGAAGCTTTAGCAGTAATTGCTGCAAAAGACGGTAATCTAGGTGAAAAGTATGATATTACTTTGGATGTTGTAAATGCTGCATACCCTGAAATTGGACTCGTATCCGAGCCAATCCCTGAACCAACTCCAAAAGAACAAAAAGAAGACCTATTATCGCAAGCAAAAGCTCTCAAGGAACAAGTGAAAGAATTAAATAGTCTAGCAAAAGAGCTAACTGAAAAAGCGAAAGCGATAACGGAGTAAATTATGTCACCATTGGAATGCGTGAAGTTTGGTCACGATATTGGCCAATTAAAACCAGCAATTAATGAGGTTGGTTTTGATATACATTATAATAAAATCTATAAGAAACTTGTAGATGACTTCAACGGTGGTAATGGCGATTTTGCATTTAATAAAGCTGGAGCACACCTTCATGGGTTGTACTTCGAAAATTTAAGGGAACGAAGAGATAACAATGTCCCTATTGGCAAAGCGGAACATATCATAACACAAAGATATGGGAACTTTAATAATTTTAAGAAGCAAGTACAAGAACAAGCTTCTAGATTACAAGGTTCTGGATGGGTATTTATGAACATGCAAGGATATGTGAATATAATACCTAATTATAGAATTGTAGACAATGTAGCAATGATTATTGATTGTTGGGAACATGCTTATGCATATACTTATGGTCATGACAGAGCTGCATTCATCGATTCAGTATTTGATATTATTAATTGGGACACTGTAAATACTCGTTTAAACGGTGAGTAAATGTGTGTAGTTGCTGCAAAGCACTTTAAGGGTCACGGTTGGATATTAGTAAAAAATAGAGACCGTAATTACCCTACAGAAGTAAAATTAGTTCAGTCACAAAGAGCTGGCATTGAACGTCTATTCCTCAGAGATACTACGACTGGTTATAGTGAAGGTCTTAATGAGACCGGTCTAAGTATTGTATCAGCATCAGTAATGGTAAAGAAAGATGAGAAAGAAGGTGGTGGTAGAGCATCTGATTCTCAGAACTGGACATCACCTGATGGTCAAAGAATTAGAAGAGCACTATATCAAAAGACTGTAAAAGGTGCAGTTAAATCTTTATTAGACTCACAGATTCCTGGAAATACACTTATTACGGATGGTAAAGAATGCTATCTTATCGAAGCAGCATTTACTAACTTTGAAAAACCAGACCAGAAATATCATAGTGTAGTCAAGAAAATACAACCAAAAGATATATGTGTAAGAACAAATCATGGTATTGAATTACCATGGACTGGATATGATATGAATGACCCTGAGCAAAAGCCAGATAGAATATCATCTGAAAGTAGATTA